ATAAGCCTTGCTGCAACAAATTGGTAATTGGGGGTATGCTCTGATATAAGCTCTGCGGCACTCTTAATAAGAAGTTCATGAATGTCATAAGCTGGTATCTTATCATATAGTTGAATATTTGCTTTGAGTTCGATTTCAGACATGGATACGCCGCTGATATCCTCAACTGCCCATTCTAAAACCTTATGTACTTTCTCCAAGTTAAATGGCTGGAGAGTGCCATCTCTTTTAGTGACATTTATAGACATTACGTTAATTCCATTCATTTTCTTTTAATACTATATATTATACCACAAAACGTGGCAAATGTAAACAATTATTTTCTTTTTATTTTGAGTCGTCGTTCCATCTCTTCTATCCTGGCGATTAACTCGGGATAGACCTCAAACTCATGCAATTCCTTGCAAGGATGAGAATTACGTTCGACTTCTTTCAATCGCTCCGCTACTAACGGATATTTTTCATGGAATTTTTTATCTTGTTTAATAATGTCAATTCCTAAAGTATCTTCACACCACTTATCTAGCTTTAAGAGATGAGGGTGTAAAAATTTTAATGCTGCAGTTTTGAGCAGCATGGTCAAGATTGATTGTACAACTTTAGCTAGTATAGTTACCATTTAGTTTTTCTCTATTTCGACTCCAACAGCTTTATCGCCGTTTGGCATAGTTACGTTTCTATAATATACTACTACTTCGCCTAATTCTCTAATATATCTTCTGATCTCTTGATTATTTACAGTCATTTGTTTATAATCACCAATTGTTGTAGCTACAAAAACAACATCACCGTTATTTTGAGCTTTCATTTCATCAAGAAATCTATCAAGGTATGTATAACCTTCAGGCCAATCAGGATTTTCTCTATCTTCTAAATCACATGCTTTAGGTCTTTTCATAGATCCATCTTCTTGCTCTACCTTTTTACATGGATTTGCAATTCTTGCTTCTGATACAACATACCATCTTGGAGTATTAAGCGAAACTTCCCTGGGGAGAGTTGGTTGAATAATTTCTAATTGTACAGGCTTAGATACTACTTCTATTTCTTTTGGACCTAATATAGAACAGCCACTAATTAGAACTATCGTTGCCAAGGTCACTAATGATTTTAGTGTCATTTTCAATCTCCTTTATAACTTCTTGAGTACCATTATTAAATCTATTTTCCATAAGACCTGGCTTAGCAATTGCTAATTTCTCAAAATTATGTTTTGATAAGATACTTAAGTACTTATCTTTATCAGCTTCGATTTGAGCATTCTTACGAGCAAGGTTAGATAATTCTTCTCCTTGCTTTTCATAACTCTCTTTAATCGCATTTATTGTTTGCTTTTGTTCTTCTACTGCTGCCTCAAGCTTAATATTATTTGCTGTGAGTGTTTGATTCTGGTCATATAGCCAATAACCACCTAGACCAAGAACTAAAATTATACCTAATAATAATTGTTGCATTATAACTCCTTAATTATATAGTTAAGACCTGCAGCAGATCTATATTCCACTACTTCATTATCTTCAGTACGGAATTTGAGATGTTTTTCTTTTTGAACTAGAATTTTTTTGGTGATGTAAGTTCTATCATCTGCATCACCCCATTCTTTATTGAATGATACGGTTACTTCATATCTTGTACGAAATAAGCTTAAGAACCAATTAAGTAACTTTTTTAGCTGCTTCACGTGCGTTTCTCCTAGCGAGGATACGCTCTACGAACTTCTTACCCTCTTTAGTTCGACCATCATATACTTTAATTCTTTCTTTGTGTTTCTTAATAACTTTTTTAGACGCAGCATCTGCTGGTAGAGATACACCGCCATGCGCTACTGAATTAGCTGCGGCGTCTTCCCACATTGAGACGTAGTCTTTAAATTCCATTCTGCCTTTCATCTTTCTATATTACTTCTTGTAACGTATATATTTTGGTTAGTTAATTTATGTTTTACTTCATATATATTTATACCAGCAAATCTTCCAACTGGGGCTGTAATAGATTCCGTTACAACTTTGCTTCCTTTTAAAGCTATCACTTCTCCAGTCTTTGGTGATATAGTATCCTGACGAAGAATAAACGAACCAGGTATTAATTCTTCAAAGTCAGTCATGAGGTAATCATTATCCTCGTTAAGATCCTGAATGTCTGTATACTCTTCAAGGATCTTCATAATTTCATCTTCCGATAAATTTGTATGTTCACGTAATAAAAGTAGAGCAGCTGCATACGATCCTAAACGACCAGCTGGAATAAGCTTCTTAATATTGAACACTAAACGATGAAAGAAAGTATAGGCATCTTTTTGTTCTTTTGCAGTCCTATCTTTTGATTTTATTAGCACTTTGCCTTTATCATCGATTATTCCGAGCTCATAGGCTTTTGTCTTGTTAAATGGTGTAACAAGTAATTTTAAAAACCTGAATGCATATACTGTGTCTGCTGCTCTTGCTAAAATTGCCATTATAGTTCTCTTAATATTTCAACTATATACGGATCCATTCCAACATCAATCTTTTCGTTTTCTGGTAAGTAATGTAGGTATACTAAGAAGGGTTTGATATAATGCCAATGCTCTTCATTAACTTTATACCATATCATTCTATTACCTGCATCAATACCAAAAACATTAAACAACACGATCAGGTGATTAAGAATTAAACGTTCTTGTAAATCACCTGTAAGCTCGTATCGTTTTAAGAGTCTCTTGATGTATTTAAATCTATTTACATCTTGATTAAACTCTTCAACATCCAAACATTCTGGATTGTTATAATGTTGAGCCGCATATAATTTAAAATTCTTGCTCGTAAGCTTATCAAATACTTTCATCATATATTATATATCAATGTAATAATATAAAATTAGTCTTTTTCGTTTTCTGCGTCGTAATGCTTATCTACGTAATCAAAGAATTCTTTTTTCTTCTCGCCTTCTAATTCAGCTGGTGAGTTAACGCCAAACTTCTTAAGAGCTGCATCGAAGAATTTTCTATATTTTTCTTGCTTAGATTCAGCCTTTGCTTTCTCTTCTTTTGAAGATTCATGCTCAGCTTTGTCTTCTTCTCCAAGTCTATTTCTTACGCCTTTAAAAGACTTATTTTGAGACTTAGATTTCATTTTTTTATAGTTTCCACCTTCCTTGGCTTCTTCTTCTTCCTTAGTCACAGTTCCGTCTTCTTTTTCACCAGACTTCTTGACAACATGTTTCTTTTTAAAATCGTCTTCGCCTGTTTGTGGACCATTCTTGCCTGATGGCTTTCTTGGTTCTTCGACTTCTTTTACATTCTTTTTATTTTCTTTCTTGACAGCCTTACCTTCCAACACGTCTTTAACGGTGGAGGCAATGTCAATATTATCCTGGTCTTGTAATTTCATGTTTCCTCCTAGTTTAAATACTATGAATTACCAGTTCATAGGTAATTGCTGATATTAAACCAACTACGATTACCCAAAAAACTTTATTTATTAAAGCAACAGTGTTGGAATTACTATTAGCTAATAATTCTACTCTGTCCATTCTATTTATAAGAGCTTGAATCTGTTCTGATTGCTGCTTATTAAATTCTGATAATGTATGAATCTTTTCCTCAGCACGAGCAAGTGCTACGATAGCTTCAGCCATTTGATCTATTTTCTCTTCAATACGATCCAATCGCTGAGACTGAATTGTATATACTTGTCGAGCTTCTTCGTTATTCATTTCTTTATTATTCTAACCTTTAAGTTATTATAGCCTCTAATGAGTCTATGGTATTCTCCTTCTGGAATGTCAAAGATCATACCGGGTTCTAATAAACAAGGTAAACAATTTTCATACTGAAATTGCCACCCCTCTCCTTCGAGTATTTCAATCTCACGTTCTTCATGATCACGATGCCAAACAAATTCTTCATCATCTCGATCGACAAAGAATTCTCTTACTTCACCTTCTGGCTGATATTCCGCGAGAAAGGGAAATGAATGTCTACCAAAAATAGTTTCCGCCACCTTTAAGTCCTAATTCTTTCGCGTACTTTGGTAACCTACAAGCCCAATAGCCTGCTTTCATTTTATCATTTTTAGTATCGCAACTATGACGAGATGCAAAATTTCTTGCTGCATCTCTATCATTTATCTTTGAGGTAAGTCCGCCTTTTTCATCTCCAAATTCTATTTTCTTAATATTTCCAGTCTTTGGATTCTTTACATATACAACGTACTTCTTATCGCCACTAGATCTTTTTGGTTTATTTAATTCAGGTTGTTCGATCATTGGTTGTTCTAAAGGAACATGTCTTCCTTCATATAAACCAAATCGTTCTTCGAACTCTGAAAACTTAGCCAAACTCATGACCAGCAACTCTCCTCATTTGTTTCTTATACTCATTAAAGTCTGGTTTAGACTTATAGAGTTTAATAGAGATCTCGTCTCTTTCTTTACCTTTAATACGCCAGTTATAACCCTTGTCCTTATGATCGGGATCAGTGGTTTTCACAACTCTTCGTTTGTAACCTTGTTCCCAGGTTTCCCCTTTGTATTTTCCTTCACCTTCCTTTACAGATTCTCCTCTCGCTCTGTCCATTGCAGCCTGAGTAGGAGCTCCTTTTTCGCCTTTTTTACGCATTGGCTTTCCACTCTTTCTCTTCTTGTGGATATTATGCCAAAGGCCTTTATTCTTCTCTTGAATAAATTCTTTAAAGTTTATCATTTTCTTAACTTATATAAAAATGTCTTATGCTTTGCTTGTTTTTTCTTTGTTATAGCATATCCTGCAAACTTAGCAACTTGAGACATTATAACAAAAGCTTTCTCTCTTTGATCTTTTAGTAGCAAAGATGATACATCACTATCAATCTTATTTAAGATTGCTCTTAAAATATTAGTATCTGAAGCAACTAAAGCTTCATCAACTTCTACTTGTTCAGGTAAAGACATAATAAATTTAGCTACTTTTTTATTTGGACCAACAACCATTACATCACTACCGGTTTTAGTCTTTTTAACTACTGCTTTTAATCCAGCTTTTTTAGCTAGTTTTTGAGCATTAGCAGCTGTCGCATCATCCATATCTACGAGCTTAAATGATTCTTCTCTTATGTCTTTAAACGTTTTCATTAGATTAGCTTCAACCATTTTTCGATCTTAGCAAATGAACCATCTACATGAACTGTATATAGTTTATTCTTTGCTTCACTATCTTTAAAAATGCCTAGATTTATAGCTAGCTTTTCTGCTTTTTCAGCATTTCTTAAACTAAAAAACGGCATAGATGTTTTAAATTCTCTAAGATTTTCTTCCTTAGTAACTTGCTCATTTGCTGCTCTTAAAGCATCTTTAACAATAGGATCATTTGATAATCCACGTTTCATTCCTTCAATCTTCTTGACAGCCGGTGTCATAGCTCCTCCCATGTCAAGAGCGATCTTGACTGCAGCAGCCACGAGAGATGGTGGGAATTTGCTGCGATATTTTTCTCTCAATTCTTTGAAATTTTTCATTAGCTTCCTCTTACTTGTTTTGCGAGATCAGCATCAGCCTTTCCCCACGTTCCTTTTGATTTAGTCACAAATGAATTGACTCTTGCCAATCCCCATTGAACTGCAGTTGTTCCAGGCCTATGACCTGTTCTCCATGCTGCAACTCCTCTATTAAAAACTTTCTTTAATATACCTAATGGCATACCAGATTTTTCAGCCTTTTTCTTTAAGGCAGCGTCCGTACCTTTTGCTTCGACCATAAAGTCTTCGAAGGTAAGATGTTCTGCCATCTCACCGTACATCTGCTTGAATTTTTTTGTATGTTTTGAAGGTTTGGTTTTTGCGGTTGCATCACCAGGCGCTTTCTTATATGCCTTTGGATCATCATCATCCATCTTTGCATGCTTCTTAAAATGAGCATCTCTTTTCTTTTTCGTTGATTTCTTTAATCCTTTAAAGTAACTAGCTGGTTGAGATCCTTTTCTATCTCCGATATCTGGATCTTCTCTTCCTTCAATTTTTGAATGTGGTGTATCTTTTAAATATTTTTTAAGAGTTTTTGTAGTACCTTGGTCTCCTGCTCCGCCTTCTTCACTAATAGTTTCAATAGCATCTAACCAATATCTCTTTCTTACGTCTGAAGCTTCAACCATTACATAGTTTGCTCCACATACTACAATCTTACCTTTTTCTAATGTCTCTTTAATTCTTACGATATCACCAACCTTATATAGACTTCCTTCTACATATTCTTCTCTTGTTTCAGAGATTGGTGATAATTCTATATGACGCCTTGCATGTTCCTTAAGGCCCATACCTTTTCTAACTGCTTTATATAAAGAATGACCTAATGAACTATTGCCACCAGGAACACCTTGCATAAAGTTATCGAAATCTTTTTGATCTGCATAAGCTCTCATCTTAGATGCTGACATTCCGCTTACGCCTTCTGAATCTGGATCACGATCTCCAGCGCTTACTACATTGATAGCACCTTCAAACTTATAGAATCCATGACGAGCGTCTTTACCATTGTACTTGTTTAGTAAGATATTGAACTCTTTGACTCTATCTGAACCAGCAACCATAGTGATTTTTGTAAATCCTTGGTCGTATAATTTTACTGCGATATCTAATACATTACGAACGTCATTATCTGCCATAACTTGACGTGCATGTTTTGGAAATAATTTTCGAATGAATTTGATTTTATCTTTTACTTGAAGAGGATTCTTCTTCGCATCAACTGACTTGGAAGCATAAATTCTATATATACCACCGCGCGATAACTTTTTTAATTGATCGAACAATAGTCCATGACCAGTAGTTGGAGGATTAAATCTTCCAAATACAAAGTGGACCTCTTTCGATTGCTCTGTTAAAAAGTCATTAAATGATTTAATTGACATTATTTTATCCTTGGTACCCCATTTAGCCTGGATTATCCCAGCCTTTTATTATATCTTTGCTGAAGTTATTAGTTGAGAATTCCATTCGATCAACTAACTTAACAGCACCACCTTCCATACGATCTATAGCCACAAAGCCTTCAACGCCGGTGACTTTAAATCCGGATTTTGTTTTTACAAACGTATCAATTTTTGACAGTCTGTTTAGTTTATTTATAATAATTAATTTTGCATCGATCACGAGATTTTGCAAATCAAACACTAATTTTAAATTCTTTATATTCTTTTTATCAAAAAACTTTAGAATCTCATCTCTTTGAGTCGCTTTTTTATCTTTTCCAGCTGGAGATGAGAGCTTATCAATTTGTTTTTGATATCTATTACGTACAAACATTACTAATCCAGTTGCATGTTTCTGTGTATTAGTAACCCTTTGACCTTCTCTTACTTTTGTATTATTATATACATTCAATATAAGATTTAATTCTTTATTTGATTCAATCTCTTTTAGTGTTGACGCTGCAATTTGTTTGAATATTTTACCAGCATCTGATAATTTCTTTGAAATTTCTAAACTATCTTTTGCTGTAAGAGTTGCTGTACCTGATAGGTCTCTTAGTGTTGCGTCTTGCATCCATACATTTTTAGTTTGTTTTAATTTTGGTACAATGTCTCTTCCAAACTCTGCTTTCATTGTTTCAAATGTACCACCTGAATACGATGTATGCCATACTATTCCAATTTTAGCCGCTGCAATTTCTTTAGCAAGATTAGTATCAGTAGGGACTGCGTAAGCAATAGTGTTAGGATGAAAAACGATATGATTGATACCATTGATCTTTTCCTTTTTTAGATCTCCTTTTTCAAACATAAAATCACCTTGAATAACTCCTTTAATTCCAAGATCTTTTAGATTGTCAAAGGCTAATTTTAGTTTCTTATTGAGATCGCCTGATGTATCTGCATCGATATCATCGTGATTCTTATAGATTTTTGGATTAGCGTTAAATATACCTTTTTTTGCTACAAAGAATTCTCCAGTTTCTGGATCCTCTCCAGCAAATACGGCGGGGGCTCCGTCCCATTTGACGGTAACATCTATTGGTGCTTTCGTGTTTCCGCTCAACATATCCCTCAATGATCTGAGCGCTAGGATAGCCTGGCGAGCCCCCTTAACTCCACCGTCCAGAATAAGATCCTCAATATGAGTCATATGAGTATTCTTTGCTTCTGTTAACGGTACGTAGTTTTTAAAATTTTTCATAATCTATATACTCCATTAGTTTTTCTGCAAGTTGTATACCGGCATTATAATCAGATGGATAATGCAATCCAGCAATTACTCTACCATATCCACAAATATTTGCAGCTTTAATTAAGTCTCCTTTATGTTCAGGATATTTTTTTGCATAATGTAAGGCAACCACCAATGGTTGTACAGTATGTCCTGATGGATAAGAAGGAGTTTCTGCAGTACCAGTTTTAAACCTTCTAAGTTCTTTATTATAGAACGCAGCCACTTGATATGGTCTTGCTCTATTAAAATGATTCTTATAATGTCTCACTATTGGTACCAGCTGGTCTTCAATATATTCTATCACATCTTCGCTGAATTGTAAACTGTTTTTTGATAAATGTTCCTTGATATAATAGGACGCATCTTTATCACAGTTCTGATATTCAGCTTTATCTTGGTCGCTTGCATTATGACATATTGCAATGACCTTATCAATTTCAGTTTTGTCTGGTGGTGGACTTGGTAATTGAATACTTTGCCAACCATCTTTAAATATTTTGATCTCACTATATTTGGCAGGCTTAAGCTGATCTTGAGGCTTATACACTGCAATGTCTTCTTTCATATAACCTTTAAATGTCTTCATTTTCCTGCCTTAACGTATACGCTTGCGTCTGTACTACGCGAACCTGCATAGTTGACGAAATGAGTTACAATTGCATCAGCTGTTTTACCACCGTACTTATCAATAAAATAACAAATATACAAAGCTCCAAGTTTAGCTGATATCCAGAACTTATCTTTCTTTTTAAGTTCAACTTCAAAATCAGCAAACTTTTCATTCTTATAGAAATGGTTATATAATCCCCAGAAAAGTTTTACCATTCTTGGATTGCCTTTTTCTATGAGCTTTGCTTTATTAAATACGCCTGCTTTAAACGCTGGTACTTTTTTACGTGTTTCTCTATTGATAAAATCTGACATTGGACCCCACGATAATCCACCACCTCTTGCGTTCTTTCCTTTGATTTCAGCTTTAACAACTTCCCCAGGGCTGTTATCTTTTAAATTCATTTCACCACCATCAAAGAGGATTGTTGCTGATTTTGTAGACCAAAAATCTCCTCTTACAGCTCCTTGCAATAAGGTTCCTTTGTATTTGTATACCTTTGCATCAGGTGGATATTGATTATTGAATTCTTTGAGTGGTGGCGGGAACTTTTTTTCTGGTCCTTTTAATGATATACCTACTAATCTACGATCATTAAAATGTTTAATTAATGATTGGTTCATTGCATTAACCGTATCCATAGGTATTTCTTTTTGTAAATTAAAGTCTTTTGATATTGCCCAAATATCTCCTGGATTCCATTTGTCATCTTTCAATGGTTTAAAGTTCATGTTTTTATATGCTTTATTTTTCATAGCATATATTAAAATCATTTCTTTACTTCCTCTATGAAAGACTTGAGATTTATTTACATATCCTTCTGTAATTAATAGCTTTGCAATATTATAAGATGATGTAAACCAATCTCCTTCCAGAGCTACGATCTTATCTTTTTTCTCATCAACCTTTACTTTGTCGTATGCATCTCCCATAATTTCAGGAGTGAAATAACTTTCATCTTGCATACCATGATCTAACATGGCTTGTATCATAACACATTGATGAGATTCAGTAAGTTTAGTATTAGCTGTTCCTCCACCCGCTCCGCCAGTTGCTCCACCAAAGACTTTTGATTTTGCTAGCTGAGTAAGAGGAATAGCATTTCCATTTGTATCTAAAAGGTTAAAGTTTTGAGGCATTTTTTCAAATGCATCTAGTTTAGACATTGCGTCTTCAATATCACCAACCACAATGGTGCCACCTTTTTTAAGTTCAATAGGCTTACCATCTTTTATAAGTCGACGAAGAATGTCAACTCTTGGCTCTTTAGTTGATGAGTTTGGTTTCTGGAGTTCTTTCTTAGAAAGACCAGCCATTTCTGTTAGTGTAAAACTTTTTAGATCCATATAAAAATTTCCTAATATACGTATCTATTTATACGGTTTTACGCGTCAAAAAATGGATTTGGTCTAATATTTCCTAAGTGATCAAAGCGAATTACTTTGTTTGCGTGAAGAGTATCGATAGTTTTTTCACTACCCTCTCTTAATCCGATTTTATATGCTTGATATGTTGCTGCAAATAGTACAATTGTAAAAATTGCAAATGTTTCTATACCCATAGTCGTTCTACCTTTGTTGTATATCCGTCTTTTCTCATACCAAGTTCAAATATCATTGCTTCTTTTAATAATGCAAAGATATATTCTGCTATAAGTTTTTCACCGTCATAAGCGAATACTTTAAATGCTCTTTCTTTTTTCATTTGTAAAAAATATGATCCTCAATTATTACTACTTCTTGGAGATGAGCTGCCCAATATGGATTGACATAGTATGCATGATACCATAAAGCTCCTCCTGTTATATCTATAGTCTCTCCATTAAGAATTAAATCAGCAACTCTTATAGATTCTAACCAAGTCACAGAGTCTTTTGGATCATCAGATTTGCCATCACAATACCAACTGAATTGACACATTCCTCTCTTAGGAATAAGCTCTCCAGTCTTCCATGACTTTTTATATTCTTTTGTTTGATATACAACATCACAAATCTCGTTTGGAAATTGTAAATCTTCGACTCTATTCATAGTAACATTTGCTACTGCGACTTTACCTGCTATAGGTTGATTACCAGCTTCAAAATAAATATTTTGAGCTAAACATACTCTACCCATATCTTCTTCTGATGAATTAATGTCAAAAGAAAATAAAGCGAGTATACTACCAAGTATGATTTTCGTATACATAAACGTCTAACCTCTCTGCATGTCTTAATGGTAAACTTTGATCGTAAGCTCTTGGGTGTCTACCATCTTTCAATGCATTAATAGTCCTAGGTCCTCTTGCTTGAGTCTTTACTCTGTACCTAGGTAATTTTTGTGGATAATTATTTGAATATCCATTATCAAATCTCCATTGAGAAACTCTTTCTTTCTCTTTGTTGATCTTATTAATTTTGCTTACAGTTTTTCTAACTGTTTCTAGTTCAAGCATATCACCTGAACATGCTGTGTGCGCTGAAAAGATAAAACTATTTGATGATCTCATATTACCACCCCGATGTTGTATGTGCATATTCGTCTTTGCAATTAATTTCGCCGCATACGCATTCGTTTCTTTCATACCTTGCTTGTTCTGCAAGTTCCTCTTCAATAGTTGGAGCACCAACCATATCTCTGATTTGAGCTTCACTTGGTTTGTAAATGCTCAAATTGTTTAA